ATAGAGGGAGACAGAGGCAGATGCCAGGAGTGTGGGCGTGCTGCCAATGAAGTTGATCACATTGAAGAGCTGACCAAGGACAACATAGATGATACAAACATAACATTGAACCCCGATAACCTTAGACTGCTCTGCCATGAGTGTCACACAAGGAAGACGAAGCAAGAGCAAGCAAGGCAACAAGGAAACAAACGGCAAGACTACTTAGTCTTAGATAAAATAATATTTAATGTTGATGGATTTCCGATAGTAGGGAACCCCCCTAAAAAAATATGAGGTATCCCTATTACAACAGACCGACCAGTACCCACTCGTTTTGTTGAGTAACGCGTGCATGAGGGTGTGGTCAAGCTTTTTGCATTAAGATGTATACAAAATCACAAGAAGGGATGTGAAAAAATGGCTCAATTCCAGCAAATCTATACAGAACGGCAACGTCAGCTTCGCATCTCAAAGGAGAAGCAAAGACTTGAAAAAATACTGGGCGAACAAGACGATTTAGCGTCCGAACTCATATCAACCGCTGCGTTTTTAAAGGTGGAAATCGAGGAAACAGAGGCTATAATTCGTCGTGATGGAGTGGTAGAAGTTTACAAAAATGGTGATAATCAGTGGGGACAAAAGAAGAGCTCTGCTGTAGAAGTTCATGATAAATTCATTAAGAATTACCAGTCTGTTATAAAACAAATCGCAGAGCTGCGCAGTGGTGGAGATGTTGAACAAGAAGATGAATTTATCGCATTTATTCGAGGGAAGAAATGAGCAACTACATAACGGACTATTACACGAAAATAGTCAACAAGGAGGTACTTGTAAATGATTTAGTGAAAAAGCAGTATGATATCTTGGCCAACGCAAGCGAAAAAAACACTGGGGAATTTCATTTTGATGAAGAGGTTGCCACAAAGCATATAAACTTCATGGAATTCTTTTGTAAACAATCGCAAGGGCAGATGGGAGCACCTATAAAGTTTGAACCTTTTCAGCTAGCTGCATTGGCAGCTGTATATGGATTCGTTGATGATAACAAATTGAGACAGTATAGAGAAATCAACTGGTTCATGGGAAGAAAGAACGGTAAGACAACAACCACATCTTGCGTATCACTTGATCACTTGTGTAATGACGGAGAAGGTGCGCCAGAAGCATACTTCTTGGCCACGAAAATGGATCAGGCTAAAAAGGGATGGGATGAAGCTGTGAGAATGAGGAAACATTCGCCGGCACTCCGGAAGCACATCAAGAAAAGAGCTTCGGATCTTTATATGCCACTTAACGAGGGAATTATAAAACCGCTAGCTTCTGATGTTAAAAAGCTCGACTCATATAATGCTTCACTCGTAGTTATAGATGAGCTCGGAGCGATAACGAACCGATCGCTCTATGACGACATGAAGCAGTCGCAATCATCAAGGGCTCAGCCGTTATTGTTTTGTATATCAACAAATAATTTCATACGAGATGGAATATTTGATGCGCAGGTCGCTTATGGGAAAGGTGTGCTGAATGGCACCATCCAAGATAAGCGATTTTTATTTTTGTTTTATGTACTCGAGAAAAAAGAGCAATGGTTAGATCCTAAATATTGGATTATGGCTAATCCAGGACTTGGAACAATCAAAAATGCAAAGATCCTGGAGGAGAATGTAAATAAGGCAAGAAATGATAGGCAGTTCAGACCAACAGTCATGGTAAAGGATTTTAACGTAAATGAAAATCCAAATGCTGCATGGCTTGAATATGAAGAGGCTTTGAATGAAAAGAAGCTTGATATGGATTATCTGTATAACAGCTATGCGATAGGTGGTGCGGATTTATCAGCGACAACAGATTTAACATGTGGAACGCTTTTGATTATGAAACCTAACGATCCACAAATATATGTAATTCAACATTACTTTATTCCTGAAAGCAGAGTTGAAGAGATTGAAAAATCCGATACACCAGAAGCACCTTATAGACTATGGGCTGAACAAGGGTGGCTAACTATTTGTGGAGGAACACAAGTAAATTATCATGATGTAACAGAATGGTTTTATTCTGTATGCAAAACAAACAAAATTAGTCCTCTTTGGTCAGGATACGACAGAGCCTTGGCCGGTTATTGGGTTGAGGAAATGGAAAACTACGGTTTTACGATGGAAAAAATTGCACAGGGAGCATTTACCTGGACGTATCCATTCAAAATGCTAAAAGGCGAATTTAAGGCGCACAATGTAGTTTACGATAAAAATCCAATTACGTTGTGGTGCTTGACGAACACGGCTGTAAAATCAGCTAATTCGCAAGGAATCGAATCACAAATGCCTATAAAGCTAAAAAGCAATCGCAGAATTGACGGCACTGTAAGTTTGTTGAACGCATATACATGCATGAAAAATCATGAAGAGGAATATTTGTCATTAATCAAGTAGAGGAGAGAAATGTTTGATTTTATTAAAAAATTCACTGTGAAAGTGAAAGAAAAAATGACGAGCTGGAGAGAGTACGGAGGATTCAGAGCGACATTTACAAGTTTTGGAGCAAATATATATGCTTCAGAAATAGTGCGAAGCTGTATCCGAACTCTTGCGGAATATACTAGTAAAGCTGACATTGCTTCAAGTAATAAATCGGTCGAAATGACTCTTAAATATGCGCCAAATATTTTTATGAATGGTGCAGAATTACTAAGCAAGATTCGAACAATTTATGAAATTGAAAATACTGTATTTATTTTGATGGACAAAACACCACAAGGAGTTCGGAATTTTTATCCAATCATCTATACCAATTTCGAGGTTTTAAAAACAGATGATGGAATGCTATTTATAAAGTTTAGGCTCAAAAATTCGAAAGAATTGATTGTGGCATGGGATGATTTAATAGTTCTCAGAAAGGACTACTATCAATCAGACATAGTTGGAGAATCAAATGCACCAATACTCAATACCTTGGAAATGAATCATAAAGCTGATGAAGCTTTAAAAAATGCATTTCAATCAACAGCAAACTTAAGAGGTGTTCTTAGATACAGTTCTACCGGTGGACTATCATCAGAAGATTTGGAAAATAAGAAAAAACAGTTTATTGAATCTTACTTATCAAAAGAAAATTCAGGAGGAATTGGTGTCCTGGATAAAAATTTTGAGTTCCAAGGAGTTGCATTAAATCCTTTAACAGCAACATGGGCGCAGATGAAAGAGTATCGAGAGAATGTTTATAGATACTTTGGAGTCAATGATAAGGTTATTCAGTCATCTATGACTGCAGATGAAGCACAAGTGTTCTATGAGGCGAAAATAGAACCATTTTTAATCAATTTATCTCTAGCTTTGTCGGCAAAAATATTCACGCAAAAACAGCTTGAAAGAGGTGAATTTGTAAAGCTTCAGTCATCAGCGATTCAGTTTATTTCAATGACCGAAAAACTGAATTTGAAACAATATATCGATATTGGAGCAATAACAATAAATGAATGGCGAAAGATGATGAATATGGCACCAACTTCATGGGGCGATGAACCTATTAGGAGATTAGATACAGCAACGATAAAAGAAGACTCAAAGGAGGGAAAAGATGAGTGAGAAAAGCAACATCAAGAATCTAATTGAAGGCAAGGGCTTTCAATTTAGAGATTTTAAGATTGATGTTAAGACAAGAGCTGCTGAAGAGGCTGATGATGGAAAAGAACATCACATCATTGAAGGTATGCCGGTAGTGTATGACAATGAAACAGTTCTGTGTAAATACAAGGGCTGGGATGGTCAGAATGTCGAGATTCGAGAGACAATTGTTTCAGGAGCTCTTGATAACGCAGACATGAGTGACGTAATATTCAACGTTAATCATTGCGGCAGGGTGTTTGCAAGGCACAACGACAAGTGTAATGATTTAGAGCTCAACCTAAAGAGCAATGGCCTCGAGATGAGAACAGAGCTATGGGATGATGACGAAGGTCATAATCAGTTATTCAGAGACATCAAGAGAGCGCATCTTAATAAAATGAGCTTTGCATTTACTACAAAAAAGTATGAACGTTCTGAAGAGGTTGACGAGGACAACAATCTAAAGATTGTTAGAATCCGAATAACTGAAATTGATAAATTGTACGATGTTTCTGTTGTAGATATACCAGCTTATGAAGCAACAGAAATTTCAGCACGAAGAATCGTGGAAGCAGCAAGTGACCAAGAGGAAGCAGCAAGCAAAAACGCAGTAAGCGTGGCTCGTGCAAAATATGAGTATTTTCTAACTGAAAACTAGGAGGAATTAAAATGATTAAAAGAGAAGATTATTTAACAGCAGTATCTTGCAGAAGCAAGATTGAAGAAATCACAGCTCAGGTAAGAAAGAGCACAGATGTAGCAGAGATTGAGGAATTTACGAATGATATGAAGGAACTCAAGGACAGAGAGAAAGAGCTTGCTGAGATCGAAAAGAGAAAGCAGGTTGCAGAAGGAATTGCGACAGGAACAACAACTACTACAACAGTTGAGAGGGGTGCAACTATGCCACAGACTACAGAAAAGATATACAACGCAGATTCTCCAGAGTATAGAACTGCATGGCTCAAGAGAATGGCTAAAGACATGAATGAGGGAACTATGCTCCTAGGTGAGCTAACGGAGATAGAAAACAGAGCCTACACAATGACAACTGCAAATACTGGAGCGGTCGTTCCGACAGTAACGCTAGATAGAATTAAGGATCTGCTTCACCACGAGACACCACTGCTAGATGATGCAGTATCTCAGGGAATGGAACAGGGATTTGCAATTCCTGTAAGAACGTCTATTACAGCAGGAGATGCAGCTGCAGTTGCTGAAGGTACAGCAAACGACGACGAACAGGACGAGTTCAAGCTAGTACCAATGACAGGTGTTGATATTAGCAAGACTGCAACAATGACAAGAAAAATGAAGTTCATGTCGATTGATGCCTTTGAAAAGTGGCTAACAGAAGATATTGCCAAGAGAATCGGAGTAGCAAAGGAAAAAGTTCTTATTGCAAGACTAACTGGTGTTGCACCTAAGACTGGCATTGCTGTTAATGCAGACGTTGCAATTGCGACAGAAAACAAGCTAACTAACGTAGACTGCGATGATAAGACCATAAGAAAGATTATGGGGCAGTTGGACGGTTCAGGCCAGTCAGTTGTTTATGCAAACAGATACACTATCTATAACAAGTTTGCTGCAATTGAGGACAAGTCAGGCAAGAAGATGTTCATCGAATCTGCACAGGTAGATCCAACAATTAAGGGTGTAATGTACGGAGCTGTTATTAAGCTAGATCCACAGATTCCAAACGATGTAGCAATCTTTGGAACAATCGGGGAGCTAGATTGCAACGAGTTCGGGCCACTTGAGGTATTTTCAACACTAGAGGCAAAAACTGCAAATACCATCTTCACCGGTGCAGTTACATTCGATGGTGGACTTGAAAATCCAAAGGCGTATGCTCACGTTACA